ACTCATATACTGGTGGTAAGAACTCATTAAAAACTTTGGCAAGCAAGCCGAACTCTAACTTTTGGGCATAATGTAATCTTTTGTGAATAGCACTCATAACTTTGGTGCCTCTTTCTAGCAAGGCGACAGTTGTGCCAACAGGCATGGCTTGGTTCATATCACCAACATTCATATCAGCAATAGCCGCAAATCTTTTACCTGAGTCTACTAATATACCAAGCAACTGCATAAGCACATTGCTCGGCTCTTTTATGGGTAGAGGTATCAAATTCTCTCTCAATGAACCGCCAGTAGTATCTATATCTCTGAACTCACCCGGCTGTAAAGGGTCATCTTCATCCCTAATACGCATACCTCTTGCCTTGAATCCAGCTGGCAAGTTGGCTAGTGTACCTGCATCAATAAGTTGTCTTAGTATAGAAGTAGATGCTTTAGACAGACCACCAATCATGTGCGATAAACCTAGACCATAAAAGCCTAAACCCGGTAAAAACTTGTATTGCACAAAATAATTAATTTTGTTTTTCATAGGGTCATTTGAGTCATAGTTTCTACGAATAGACAAGACTCTTCTCGAGTTTTCGTCTATTGTTACGATGTAAGGAAGTTTAAGACCTGAAACCTCACCGTTTGCTTTTTTATCTTCGAAACCCTCTATATCTAGGACAGTATGCACTTCAAAAACATTCCTGTTTCTTTCTTCTTTATAACTAGGCTCAACACCTTGTATTTCATCGATAGCCTCTTCTATATCAGACATTTCAGGGTTGTAGCTTTCACTTTTTATATCGACATCGGCATAAAAACCTGCGAGCTGTTGTTTTTTTATCTCGTTTGTTGACATGCTAATTACATGGGTAATTCTTTCAGCCGAACTAATATCAGTAGCCTCGTAAGGTACTATTAAGTCCTCAGGCGGTACAAATTTAGATACTGCCCTATTTAAGGATTGGTCGTAATATATTTTTTTGAAAGCAGACCCAGCTAAAGGTAAGTAGAATAAAAGTTGGTCTAACTCAGGGTCGTACTCATCCATCACATTCATAATGTAATAGTTCATAAACTCTTGAACTCGCTCTGCTTGGTTTTCTGTCTCTACAGTTCTCGCACCGATTATTTCTGTTTTCACTGGTCCTTTTGCAGGTAACATTTCCTTGTAGCTCTGAGCTTGGAACTGAGTAACGGCCTCTGCCAAAATAGGATGAACAACTCCTGAACTGCCTTCGAAAGGTTGTGACCTAGATTCATCAAATTTCATACCGAGGTATTTCAGACCGTCTGTGTATGTTCTTTCCCACTCACTGCGAGATTCTTTGTCACTTCTTATAGAACTTAGTAAATCGTTAGATATTTTTTGCAATACATCGTCACCAAGTACATCAACCAAGTTCATGTTGAAGTCATCTACTAGTTGAGGTTCTTGGTTTATTTCATCGTCTACTAAAAGTTGTTCTTCATTTACTAGAATCTCTGCTGCCTCTTTTATTTGGTCAGCTCTACTTTGTTCAGGTTGTATCCTAACAGCTGAACCTTGTTTTTTTATGTTCTCGTCATTTTCTGTGCCTAATTGTTTTTCGATAGCCATTAGTGGATTACCCTCGGTCTATGGTCAAAATCTAAATCAAAAATGTCAGTTAATTCACCTGTCACCACATACCCTTGCCCCTCAGCAATAATACGAGCATTTTCCTCGGTATCCGTATGTATGTCAGGCCCAGTATATTCTTGACCGTTGTAAATAAATTTTGTCGCAAAAATTTTCATCTCTCAATAATACACTACTCTGTTTTTTTTCAAAAATCTTACATCTTCCTGATAATCTTCATCAAGTGATACAAAACCACCTTGTCGAAAACGCATAAGTGCCATAGTAGAGCTATCGCAATAATCATCATGGTCACCGTATGGAAAAGCTGCCATTTCTTCTATAACATCATCAGCAAAACTGTGGTCAGGTGCCCATACCATACCCGATTCGAAAATAGGAGCTACACTATTCATTCTAGCAATTTTGTCTTGCCCTCTACTCGGTGCATAAGCAGTTACAGGTATGCCCATCCTTCTAAGTTCTTGTGTTAGAGGTGTACCACTTGCCTTTGCCTCTATTAAAACACAGTCAGGTTTCCAATATCTGTACTCCTCTTGTGCTAACCTTTTCAATTCGGGAAAATCACAACGCACTCTTTTGGCATCTAATAAAATTATTTGGTCTGCGTTTTCATCACCAAGATTGAATATTGCCCATGTGGTAATTGCAGAGTAGTCAGCTGTGTCTTTTTTAGAGAAAGCCGTGTCATAACTTTGTATTACATAACTATACTCAGGAACTTCGTCTTCATCCCATCTTCGCCACCACTCTCTCTTTACTATAGAACCCTCTTCGGCAGTCGGATTTTGCATCCACTGACTGTTCCATTTACCAATAGGCAAAGATGCCTTTACTCCTAGTAGCTCTTCTTTTTTCCAAAACTCAGGCCAAAGAGGTTCTTCTGACTCAGGCATAATTGCTGGGAACTCAATCAACTCCCATTTGTCTGCATTATCTTCACCTTGTTTTTTTAACAACTTGCCCACCAAATCTTTTGTGCTCCATCTTGTCATTACTATCACGATTGTGCCACCCGGCTGTAGCCTTTGTCTTGGACCTGAGGTGTACCATTCATAACAGGATTCTAATGCCTTCGGTGATAAGGCATCTTGTTCTGATATAGGGTCGTCAATCAATAGTAAGTCGGCACCTCGTCCAGTAATAGCACCACCTGTACCTGCGGCAAAAAACTCACCGTCTTTGTTACTTGTCCACCTACCAGCAGATTTATTATCGGCTTGTAATTTTAAGTCAGGAAAAACCTGTTGATATTCTGCACTGTCTATTATGTTTCTTACTTTTCTACCGAACCTCACAGCCAACTCTGCTGTGTGTGTGGTTTGTATAATCTTCAAGTTTCCATGTCTGCCCATCATCCAAGCTGGTAGATAGGTTGATGCAAATTCTGATTTTGTGTGTCTAGGTGGTAGACAGACAATCAACCTTTTAAGTTTACCTTCACCTATTTTGTTGAATTTGTCTGCAATTATTTTGTGATGTCTACCCTCTATAAAATCAGGCCAAAGATGTTTTACAAAAGAAAGAAAGTCACCTTGACAACTTTCTTGCATGTTTAGTTGGTCATATCTATTTATTAAAGCTAAAGCCTCTGCCTTATCTTGTTCTGACAATATATCGAAGTCTTTGAAAGATAAATCACTCATAAATAAAAACGGGCAAACAAATAGGTAGTGACATAGTATCTGTTCGCCCTAAGCATAAGCCTAGGTTTAGTATATCTCTACTTATATTGTGTGCCAATCAGGGTTACCAATAAATAACATAGCCTCTGCCTCTCTTCTCCTGATTAAACCATCTAACACTTTACCGCCAGCTTTGTTCCACCTTCTTATTTCGCAAGGCACAGCATCGTAATCTTCTGCATTTAATTTTTTAAGCAAAGTGGATTTTTTTAATGATGAGGGACCGAGATTGTATGTCCACGCAACTAAGGCATCGAACTGGTGTTGCATCAAGGGTACTTTGACTAAATCATTAACATAGTTCTCAAACTCTTGTATATCACCATCGAATCTTTCATCTGCGTATGCTTGTGACCAAACATCGCCCTCTTTCACATCTTTAGTTGAACCCCAACCACATGTCCAAACACCTCCCGAGCATTTGTAACTTTCTAACTTACAGCCTTCGAACTTTTTAATTAAGGATTTACCCTCTCCTGAAATATTCATTAATAGTCTCCCCAAACTTTTACCTTTTTGCCACCGTAATATTCTACAGCATGTCCTTCTTTAATAAGTATTTTACAAATATCTTTGCCATCTTCTGTGTAAGGGATACCCAAGATACGACCATATTTACCTTTACCGAAAGACCTAACTTTTATTTTACCTTGACATAATTCTTCGAGTCGAGCCTTTGCCGCTAAGCCAAGTTTCTTCTCTGCTAAGTCTCTTGTTCTCGATTCAGGAGTATCTATACCTTGTAGTCTTACTCTTTGTTTGTGTAATTTGACATCGAATCCTAAATCCAAACAACAGTCAAAAGTGTCGCCATCTACGATTCGTTCTAGTGTGGCATTGTAAATATATGCCTCAGGATTGTCACTCATTTTTTGGTTCAGTAGTTACTTCACGGTAGTAAACCACTACATCTTTAAGCTCAGTAATATATCTTTTGAGCTCCTGCATATTGTAAGCCATAAGTTCATAATCAGGAATAGTCATAGCTAAGAACACCAATTCACCCTCTTGCTCCTCTATAATCGCAAACTGTTCCTCATAATTTTCAGGTGTGATTGTGAACCATTTAACAGATTTCAAATCAATCTCTCTTGGCATGACAGGTTGAACTATAGTTCTGTCAACAGGTTTAGATTGTATTTGTATATCTCTAGTTGGAAGGAGACTGCAACTGCAAGCCATCATCAAGACCATCAACAGTGCCACTGAGTTTTTCAATGTCTTCCATAATGTGTTTAGTTCCATTATTTATCTTCCTTTGCATCTCTGCTGGATTTTCTAAAATCTTAGCAGTAAGTTTATAATTTTGTATGAACTCTGTATAGCGATTTAATTCTCTTTGTGCTGCTTGGCTTTTTTCTGTCATTTCTATTAAAGATTGTGCCTGTTTTGCAAAATCTTTTCGCAAAGTTTCTATTGTCTCTTGTTGAGTTGCTACTGCATTTTCTAGTTTGACATTATTATCTTGCAGAACCTCGTTTTGTTGCCACAGATAATAACTGAACCCACTTAGTGCTAATATGATACCTATTAAGAATTGATACATTACAGCTCCTCTATCTTATAATTCAAACCTTCTGCACCACGAATCTCAACAATTTCATCCTTGTGAGTTTTGAATTTTATGTATTTATCTTGTTTGTTATAAAATTTTTTCACAACAAATGTTTGGTCGTCCTTATCGCCCCATGTGGCATTGTAGCTAACAGTAAGTTTGTAAGTGGTTATGAAAAAACTTTTCAGCCACTCCCAAAATTCGTACATGTTAGTTTGCCAGTGGGTTGCCGTCTTTTTCTAGTTCTTCTATTTTTTCTTTAAGTTCCTCTATATCTTCTTTCGAATCAGATAGCTGTACTTTTATTGCCGCTAATTCGCTTTTGATTACAGAAACATCAGGTATATCAATGCTGTCCAATTCTTTTTCTAAAAAATTTACACTTGTTTCTATACCTACAAATCTTTCTTCGATGACTTGTACTTCATTTTCGTTTTCGCTGATACCACCAATTTTTGCCTCAAGGTTCTCTAACCTATTTATGTAAGTGGCACCTGTGTACCCAAAGCCAGCAAGTGTACCGACTATTGATACTAAAGCTATAAGTTGTGTAGTTTTACTTTGAAACCAATCCATTATTCCTCCTGCAACTGTGGTTGGTTTTGTAACAAGATATTCATGGTATTTATATTGTCACCTGCCAAACCATAAAAAGCAGTTATGTTATCACTAAGGGATATATTACTATATATTTCTTTTGCTTGATACCACTCTGCTTGTTTCGGTATTTCTGCTGTCTTGTAACTGTCAAAACCGGGTACAAAACCTAAGTAAGCTACAAGTGTAGTTTGGTCTGCATACTCTCCTGTTTGTTCCTGCTCTTGTTGTATTTCTTCTTGTTGATTTCTGATATTGTTAGCTATGATTTGACTTGCGATTTCATCTGCCTCACTGGCCGACACAACACCTGATGTTGCACTGCTAATGTCTCCTTGCAGATTTGTTATCTGTACTTCTGCCATAACTACTTGTCCACCACCTACACTTGGTAAAGGTATCAAATTAGTTGTAACACTACCTACTTGAGAATCACCACTACCACCACCTAAATTTTGTGACATAGATAGCAAATTATTAGTCTGCACCGATGCTGATGTAATTTGGTCACTTATACTTGGTGAGCTACTAAAATTTCCCGTGTTACCAGCTATACTGCTAGATGCCGATGTTCCTACTGACTGTGAACTAGCACCACCATAATTACCCTGACTTTGATTACCGCCTCCATAGTTTGCACTTTGTGTTGCGACTTTTATAGAATTATTTACGACATTTAATTTCATATTTTTTCTATCTTCATTATCTGCAACAAGCTCATCTTCGTGTAAATCGAAGACATCTTCTTCCTCTATAAGCTCCTCTTCTAGTTCAGCTACTTCTTCTTGTTCTTCCCTTATTTCTTCTAAAACCTCTTCAACCTCTTGTTCTATTATTTCTTCTCTTTCCTCTCTCTCAGGTCTTGCATCAATTTGGGCAACCTCTTCGGCAGGTTCTTCGTGTCTACCCCTTTCGTTCTCGAACCATTCATCGAGTTGTTCTATGCTATCGAACTCTACAAAAGCTGTGGGTTCTTGGAAATCATCTACTAAGATTGTTTCCAACACAACAAGTTCAGACAATAAAATTTGGTCGCCTAGTGGTGGCAGTGCTTGTGGCACATCGTAATCAGGTATGTCATACAAATCAAAAGGTTGGGAGTGTTGTGGGCCATCATGCCCAAGCTGTATTTGTGGCTCATCTATTCTTACTACCAGCTCATCAAAAGGTAAAAACAATGGCTGATTAAACTCTTCTACAAAGATGTTTTCTATGAAGTCGTCCTCAAAAATGTTTCCATCTCTGCTTGGTGTGATTTCGATAAATGGGTCCGCTATTAAAAAAATATCGTTTCCAAACATATCACCATGGCCGAACATATCACCGTGTTGTCCATCATGGTTTTGGAAACCCATATTTTCATCTGAGAAAAAAGCTACTGAATCTTCTTGTCGATAGCCAGCACAAAAAGGTGCATACTGCGGGTCATCATCACATTCTTGTTCATCAAAAGCCTCGTCATAGTTAGGACAACTTGTGCTATAAAGCTGTGATAAGTTGCATTGTTGTGTGAGAAAAGCATCTTCATAACCAGTACAACTTTTGTCATTTAAAGGGTCGCTACAGTCTATACTGTGGTCAGAACCGTCACTGTAAAGCGAGCCACCATTTTCTAAAGTTGTGTTAAAAGATGTATTGTTCCAATTTGTATTTACACAACTACTAGAGTTTGTAGAACCTGTGTTACATTCATCATGGTACAAATAAGTATATATTTTGCTAGTATCAGGACCTTGTTCACCGATTAAGACATCGTGATTTATTATATCTAAAGCTCCGTATCTGTATTCGTAAGTATGGTTTGGCCACAATATAATTTCAAAACTGTTGTCTGTGCCACTTCTGTTATACTCACGCAAGTCGTACCAACCAAAAATCATTTTTGTAGAATCACCGTAGGATTTAATTCTTGAATTGTTATCTCTAATTAAATCTGTCCAAAACGGATACAAAGTATTTTTGTATCTTGGTAATGGGTCAGGTGTGAAATCTCCACAATAATCTGCATAAGCTGTGGATGTTAAACCGAAATGTAAGCAACCGTTAGTTGCTATTCTTGCCGAATCGAAAGTGTTGCCATAGAAGTTGAAGTTGAAAGAAAAATCTATAGCTGGAGATATACCATCGTCAGCTATTTCATAAGCTAACTCACCTTGAAAATCATTCGCATTATTTTGTAGATGGTATAGAGGCTGATTAGCCTCGTATATATATTGTGAATTTGCTAATGTGGAAAATGCAAAAATTAGCCATAAAATTCTTTTAAGCATTGTCCTCTATTTTTATATTTGGATGCAAAAGGTTTGTCGTTTATAGGTGTGAAAATTTTTTCACTCCATGACCTTTTTTGCCAAAAAGGATTTATTTCTTCCATACATTTCCGCAAGTAATCTTCTTCGGCTTGTTTTCTATCAGGTCTTTCCCAAGCATTAGAAATCCACTCTGCTTTTGCCTCATCACCTATTTTGCCATTGTAAGGACAAGGTGTGCCTGCTTTCCACATAGCTGAAAAAACTCTTTCATCTTGGCAGAGTAAAGCAACTGCGGCTACCTTCATACCCATGTCGTAAACATATTTAGAAAGTTTTAATCTTTCACAGTTTTCATCTCTAACACTCTTACCACCTGAAAAACCAAATATTTGCCCTTGATATGCGGCAGATAGGCCAGTTGTACATAAATCTTGCGAATAGCTCATAATACTTGGTGCTATAGCCGATGCAGGTGGTGCTTTAGTGTTGACATTCTGTGTAATGACTTGCTCCGATTTGCTTTCGTTAATATTTCTGTTTGTGTTATTAGAGGTTGTATTGTTTTCATTAATATTTGTATTGTTTGTATTTACATTCGAGTTCGACTCGCTGTAGTTGTTGTTAGTATTTGTGTTGTTAGAGGTAGAGTTTGACTCGTTGTAATTACTATTAGTATTGTTGGTTGTAGTGTTGTTGTTCACACTTTGATTTACATTAGAATTTACAGTCGAGTTTGATGTGGATGTATTAACATTTGTGTTTGTGTTGTTACTGGTGCTTGTGTTTACATTTGTGTTGTTAGCCGAGGAAGTAGATGTATTTACATTTGTGTTAGTGTTGTTAGCAGTGCTAGTGCTTGTATTCACATTAGTATTATTGGCGGTTGATGTTGAAGTATTTACATTGGTATTGCTATTGGTATTTGTGTTGGTATTTTGATTGGTGTTTGAGGTCGTTGTTGTGTTAGTTGTATTCAATGCCTCGCAATACTGACTACCTACAGTACAGGTTCCTGTCTGTTCTTGACCTTTTATTTCGTTGCCACACCATAAAAAAACGAAAAATAAAATAACTCTACTTATCTTCACCTTTAAAACTTTTAGAGGAGTTGGAGGTACCAGCATACAAGCCGAACCATGCGGCTCCTGCTCCTACTATTATTGATATTAAACCTGATTGTTCTAGTGAAGGTTCATCGAGAGCCATAAACCACATAGTAGAATAATAAAGTAGAAATATGTAGACACTAAGAAAAACTCGAGGAAATATTCTCCATGAGTCTACAGCTCTCGCTAGATGAATCCATTTTTGGTGAGGGTTTACATTTTTGTCATCTTCTAGTTCTCTAATTTTATCTTTCAGAGCACCTATCTCTTCGACCATAGCCATGAACTTTTTGAGGTCCATTTCGACCTCGTTCCTATCCATGTCACCTCTAAATCTGCCGTCTTCGTTCATATAAATTTAGTTAGTATGACCGCACCGACAATAAAAGGGTAAACGGCCCATAGCATAGACTCTAGCCTTTTAAATTTTTCTGAGCCTTCGTCTAGGCGGTTCTCTATGTTTTTGTAACGGACAGCACACTCTCTTTCGTGTGACTCTATTCTATGTAAAGCATCTTTAACTGTTGACATTGAGCTTAGGTCGTCCTCTTTTCTTCTTTACCCTGACCTCTTTATAAGCCTCGTTCACACCATCAGTTGATTTATCATCCGCTACATAATGACCCTTTGAGTTTCTAGCACGCACTAATTTTCTTTCTGTGCCAGTTACAAAGTCCCAAAATTTTTTGAAAATATTAATCATTTATCTTTAGCTTTTCCTACATTCAAGGCAACCCAATCGATTACCTTATAAAACTTCCTTATTAGTGTATCATCTTTTGGTGTTGGTGTAAGTGCCGCTACCAAAGATGCAAACATGACAAGCCAAGGTATGACTTGCACCCATCTAATTATATATTCGAAAAACTCTAACATATCTTAACTTCCCTCTAATGTAGCTATTCTAGCCTCTAGCTCTTGTATAGCTTTGACTAAATTTGGTATTAAAGCGGTATCGTCTAAATACCAATAGTCATCTGCGTTATCAGGCACTACGACACCCCTTGGATGTGAGCCAACATTATCAAAGGCTTGTTTAAATGCTTGTGCTGTAAAACCTTGTGAGCCTGTACCTGTACCATCTTTGAATTTAAACTTGATTGGATTTAGTTCAGATATAAGATTCATACCATCAGCAGGACCTAATTCATCTTTTAATCGTTCATCAGATAGAAAAGTGTTAACGACTTGTGAACCTGTAGTATCAACTGATGTTATTGCTATCGGACTTGTTTCTTCTTTTTTATAGTAATGTATCATTCGATATGAGGATTGGTCGCCTGAGGCATTTCTTAAAGCTAGTGGACCAACAGCTTTATTTGTATTTCTAACTTGTAAAAATTCTTGGCTGTCGTCAGGGTCAGTTGTGTCATTAATAGATACTTGGCCGCTGTCATTTATCCTCATTCTCTCCGTGCCACCTGTATCAAATCTGATTTTGTCTTCGTCAGAGGATTCCTCTACTTGAACTTTAGTATCGCCATCTGCATCAGCTATTGATGTTGGTGTGCCAGCAGATACAGAGCCAAATGATAAAGCTCCACTACCATTAGTCTTTAATACTTGGTCAGCACTACCATCTGATGTTGGGAAAGTATAGGCATCGTTAAATTTAACTACTTGGCTGGCATTTATGCCTATAGCTATATTTGAACCTACTGTGCTACCGTTACCTATTAATAAATCGTCTGCTGAGTCATCTAGTGCTATGTAAAAATCCTGTGCATTACCGTCAAAAACTATTGAGGTATCTACTGCGGCACCGTCACCTATAACCACTGAATCATCATCGAGTGTTAGTATTGAATTTGTACCTACTGTGGAACCTACACCTACTACCAATTTATCAGCCGAGTCATCAAGCCCGACATAAAAATCTTTTGCGTTGCCATCAAAAACTAAACTGGTATCTTCTGCACCTGCATCACCTATGGTTAGACTTGGTGTTGTGCCACTAATTACTACAGGACTCGCTATAGAAATACTAGAACCATCTGCTGATAAGCTGTCTAAGGCGATGTCACCAACATTTGTAATATT